AACCAGATAGCGGCTTGTCTAATTCGTTAGTTCTAGCCATGCGTAATAGTTCAATAGCATCTTGCGGCCAGTTCCTATTTACTGGGTAACCGTATATAATAACCGCTAAAGGTTCGCCAGTGTCACCAAACAACCCACCACTTTTACGCCAAGCAAAACAATGTGATATACTGGACGGCATACGTTTTGAATAATGAAAGTCACGAATTAGCGGCCAACACTCATCCGGCGTTGCGCCGGTCATTACACAATCAACCATCTTTCTGTCCCTCCAATATCTCCGTAAACGCATCGCCTATGACAGAAAGAATATTGTCCAGGCTTGATGCGTCTTTTTGTTTAAATGATACTCTAACCCCAACGGCTCTAGCATACTGATCAAAATCAATATGGCAAAATAGAGCGCCTTTTAAACCAGAAGCCTCACGAGGGATTTTCTGGGTAATGGTGTGAAGGCGGTTAATCATTCCAACACCTTTCTTGGAAGTCGCACCATTTACATTCGAAGTGGTCTTTTGATTTAGCGTTGCGCGGTAGCTGCTCTTGAGCTTCGGTGGCTTGGATTATCTTTACAGCGCGGTCGCTCATTTCTTGGGCTAAAGGAGCGTTAAATGGAACAAGCTCGAAATGTAATTCTTGGGTATCGGTATTTCTAACGGTGAAAACGGCGGGATTATCGGTTAAGTCGAGATAGGCCTGATATAAAGCTACTTGAGCAGCATAAACCCGATTAGCGATGGCTAACTGTTCTTTCTTATGTTTATTAAAAGATTTATTGCCAGTCGCTTTATGTTCCCATAGCGCCGGATATTTTAAGAAGTCCGGGCCGCTGGTGAATACGCCATCAACGTGTCCAGCGAATTTACCGTCTAATGTTGAGAAACCGAATTGCGAACCGTCTGGCTTAATAGTTTTTAGTTCGAATCCTGCGGCTTGGATTAGCTCGGCGGTGTCGTCTTCGAAATAGTGACCAGCGCCGAACTTGCGAAGCGTGACGCCGGAGAACTCTTTGCCCTTATCTTTTGGCGTATTGAGGTAGCCGTATTGAACCTGACGTTCGCAAGACGCGCCGATCATTGACACGCCGACATAGTTGCGCGGGGTTTGCTGCTTGTTTTTTTCCTGCATCGCAGCGTCTATGTATTGCAGGAACTTGTCGGATATGTCCCCTTGTTTGGGGCGTGAATTAAAGTCGAGCATCTATCATTACTCCAGTTGGGATTTTAATGACAGGTTGAATGTCGGCTTTCCTTCCCCTGTCAGTTCTACCTGTTACACGATGGTTAGACGGGTCTATCGTTGCAATATCACACCAGAAAATACCGTCATTGAATGCGACAATAAACAAGCCAGGAACTTCAAGCCCTAAAGATGTAAACTGTAAACTCATCCATTTTTGAAGGTTTAAATAAATGTCATCAAACTCTGTTCGTGTTCTATGGCGGCGTTTAAATTCCGCGACAGCAATTAGTTTTCCGTTTTTGTGTAGTGAAAAATCAATAGGAGAATATGCTCCAAACCTTCTAAACGTGCAGCCCCATTTTTTTTCTAAATATGTTGTTGTTAGGTCTTCATTGGCTATGTCTTGAATTGTTTCTTCCATCACCAAGGCACCTCATCTATTGCGCTGTCGGCTTCGATATAGCCATCGATTGCGGCCTCGACAAGCGTGTTAATTTGATCTTCGGTGTAATTAATCGGCGCTACATTAAAACCGATTTCGGCAATTATTTCTGTCATTCGATGCCGAGCGTAGCGCAGGCGCTTTTTATCTTCTTCTGTTTTGTCGATCATACTTCAATCTTCCTTATTAGTTCGCCGATGTCGCCGCCGTATTTTTTGTGTTGTTTAGCGCGGGATAATACCCAACCTGTTATCGCGGCGACGGCAAGCCACTCTATATCATTTGGCGAGAGGGAAGAAATAGGCCGTTTAAAATCGTGTTCGATAAATTGCTGTAATAGCGGGTGCATTGCCTCACCAGCTTTTTTAGTAGCCTCGGCCTGTAACTCATCATCTAAAGAAAGAGGAGAGGCTTTCGCCCCTCCTTTTTTATTAGCCATTATTTTTGCGCCCACGCCGGTACTCCAGAAGCGGGTGGTATTGGTTGCTGCGCCGGTGGCGTAGCGGCTACCGGGGTGGCCGGGACAGGTGTAGCGGCTACTGGAGTGGCCATTTGAGTTGGCGGCACGTGTTCGCCGGCATACTCGGATTGATCCGGCGTGATAAAGAATTTGATGTTATTCTTATCATCATAGCCATCGCTGCCTTCTTCAATACCTAACTTAGCACGAAAGGTCATACCGTTAAGCGCACCGAAATCGTTGATTTGACGTTTGGCTTGAGCATCCGGCGAATGATCATCAGGCATAACATTACGTGCGCTTTCGATCATAGCTCGGATATTCGACCGGCTAATATTTGCGGCTTTTTCCGCCCCTTCGGCTGCGCCGTCGGCGGGTTGAGCATTATGCCACATAAACTTTTGCCAAACTTTCCGTTTGTCGTATGGACCGCCGATGATTACGAACTCCATATCGAGCCAGAGCCAACCGGAATGGGATTTGGCTGTCGGTTTACCTTGAGTAAGCCACCCGCCGTCGCCTGCGCTTCCGGGTCTAACGGTGCCGATAAAAGTTGCGATGGTGTCGTCCGGTATTATATCAAAGCCGGAGGATTGCGTGTCTGCGTGGTTAAAGTCTTCCATTTTAGTTTCCTTCACTTTCAATTTCAACAATAGGCATCTCGGTGTTGAGATTACCACGAACTAGAGGTTGCGAGATTTTCGCCATTAACTTGCCAAGATGAGGCTCCTCAATAGCGTCGAGACGGCCAGACCTATCTTTGGCGGGCAGGCCGAATTGGTTAATGGTTTGGCAGATAAAGGCGCGGGCGGTGACTTCATCAGATAGCGGAACCTCCGCCATCGTGATGACTTCATCGACAATCCCAGGAAGCTCCATGCCGGTTTTCGCGCCTTCGATTTGAAGCGAATAGATGATGCGGTTATAGTCATCTGTTTTTTCGTCAAGGATGCCGACGAACCACACGTTTTTGTCGCGNGTATGCTGAAGATGGGTCAGCCACTTTATCATTTCGCGGCCATGCAGCCCGTAGGCGTTACGGACGTCAGGCTTGCCTTGAGCGTTAAAGCTCTCCGGCTGTTGGCTAGCCCATGTAAAGCAAAGCCTCCCGGCGACCGTGATGCTGTCGATAAACACCGTTTGATATTTATCTAGGGATTTCGGGTCACCGAAGGTTTCGCAGACGCTATTGTGATGCGTCGTTGAAAATGGCTGATCATCTGGAAGGGCCGGATTAGGTCCCCCGATAAAGACAGCGAAATCTCGGCACTCGGCCCAGGTTTGCGGTCTTATGGTATCCCCGGCCCAGCCTTCGACTGCGAGGCCACCGGCTTCTAAGTCGAAGAATAAAGTGCTTTCGGCTTCGAGCGTCCACAATAGGCTGGTCTTGCCTATGCCGCTTTTGCCGCCTATAACGCCGTTGATGGTCGTCTTTTCAGCNGCGCGTTCTTCTGCTGTGATGATTTTCATTTTGTTGTCTCCTCAATCTTATAAGTTGGTTTGCCAATTTCTAAAGTTCTGGCTGGCATTAGCTGTGCGTGGATGCCTGGCGGCGCGGCGGTGAACTTCTTTTCTTCGACTTTGTATTCCGCCTTAACGTAATGAGCAGCAACGTCCGGGTCCATATCGTTTAGGATGGCGATTAAAGTGGCTTGCTGCCACTTTGGTTTTTTTGGCAGGTTAGCGACGATAGTATATTCGCCATCATCCCATCTGACCGTGCCGGTGTCTTTGCCCTCGAAGTCTCGAAGGTCGGCGGCTGTAGAAGAATACTTTTCCTCAGCTCCGGCATCGAGCGCGGTCTTGACTTCTTTAATATGTTCCTGAGCGGCTTTGAGTTGGGCGGCTAGATCAGCCATTAGTGAGGTTGGAAATTCCGCGATTTCTTGGGGTGTTAAATCGGTCACGTCGTGTAAAGCAATATTTGACATTGCTATCTCCTTTCGTTGTGTCTTTCCCTATCTTCTATTTTGCTGAAAGTTTAGGGCCGAGGGGTTCAACAGGTAAGAAGATCGACCTTGCGCTTATTGAATATTACACGCGCCCCTCGGTTCCAATTCTTTTGGCATCTTATTCTATCTAAATTTATTTTTCAACAAAAATCTTTTATAGATAAATAATGTTTGACAATCCTTAAAGGATCGAATACATTGTAGATCGAGACCAACACAACAAGGAGAAAGAAAATGACATTATTATTTGAAAGCAAAACCTGTTCTAGGTGCGGCGGCAGCGGCGAATATAGTTGGTGCCAGCGTCATGGTTCTATGTGCTTTAAGTGTCGCGGCAAGGGTGAGGTTTTGACCAAGCGCGGCCAAGCAGCCCAAAGCTATCTCCATTCGCTTTATACAAAACCGGCGTCAGAAATTAAAGTAGGTGATTTTCTCCAAGAAGAACACGTTTACGGCGGCGGGAATATGACGCGGTTTTTTGCGGCGGTTACTAAGGTTGAAGTTAAAGAGGGCGGCGTAATAATTTCAACGGAACACCCTAAGATGGGTAAGTGCCAAAACCATCGCCCTACAGATAGTGCGGAACGTATAGGCCAAAGCGCCGAAGAAAAAACCGCAAAACGCCAAATCGCGCTTGAATATCAAGCCAATTTAACAAAAGCGGGAACGCCCCGCAAACGCAAGGTAAAAGCAGCTTAACATAACCACCTCAACCCCCAACCGGCGCTGGCTATTAAATTAGCAGCGCCTTTAAGGGTGAAAGCAATTAGAGGAGATTGAAAATGAACAAATTCATGAAAAATGCTTACACCATCGAAGTTCAAATCCCAATTAAATTTGCAGACGATCATGCCGAACGTGGTTTGCCCACCGGCTCCGAAACCAAGCGCACTAAGCGGCTTGTTACTTTCGGAGTCAACTACTCCGAACTCCGCGAATGGATTTCGGACGCCAAGTATTACTCCGATTGCACCAACCAAGGTTGGTGCATAGATGGGGCCACCGGCCTCCAGAACTCGGCACGGGCAACCGTCAAGCGGCTGGAAGATATCAGGCTTGATATCCCGTGGATGAAATAGAATAGAGGAGAAAGAAAATGACCACATATTATAACGATTTTTATGAGGGCCGTGGGAACGGCTATGATTTCGACGCCGGAATGTCTCATAACGCGTTGGACGCATATTCTCGCGGGGTCAAGCCATTGTCCAAGATCACAAAAAGCAACTTGGTTGAGGCCGGTTGGGCTGAAACAAAAAGCGCAGCCATGAAGTTAGCGAAGTCCGGTTTTTGGGAAGCCGCTGAGTGGCATCACTCCGGCGGCGAATGGTTTAATAAAATAGACTTTTATGATCCGGCGGAACTGGTNGAGAAATGGAATGAGATAGGCACCGATGACCAAAACGAATGGCGCGACAAAATAAGCGCCGACAAAAAACAAACCGAACCGGGGGGACGTGCGGTTGCCGGTGAATACACCCTTTGGGGCGGGTCAAGACGCCGACCCCGGCGCATTGGCGAACAAGAATTTACTGGAATCCTGCGTGGCAATTGGATTCATTTGGATGGTGGCGGCAAGAAAAAGGCCGATGGGCGACACATACAATTTAAATTCTTGTCTAACAATTAATAAAAATAGAGGAGAAAGAAAATGACAAATAAAGCACAAAATTTAGTTAATGATATGTTTGAATCAAATGTCGATGTGCTTCTGTATTTGAAAGACAGGTGGCAAGACGAAAAAGACTATGAAGATTTCAAAGACTACATCTCTCAAGTCAAAAAGTTTGTAGAATCAAAAGGTTTTGTCTTTGTCAAAATGACCAAAGGTTTTTGTATTACTATGAAATATCTTAACACTTTAATCACTATGAAACTTGGGGCTGATGTTGCAGAAATTAAATTTTTGGAGTTTCCGTCAAGTAATAGAAATAGAGGAGTAAGCAAATGACTGAGGTCTTTTTTCAATACGAATTAGAAAACGGCGTACCGCTGGATATTACAGCAGACGTCGAGCCTATCGTCCCGGCCAAGCTGTACGGCCCTCCCGAAGATTGCTACCCGGAGGAAGGCGGCGAGGTGGTTATTACCGAATGCACCATCGCCAATACAGATATTTACTTTGACCCTGACGACCTATATATCCGCACCCGCCGCAAGGATACGGCGGATAGTTATAACTGCCTAGAAAACCTGATTTGCGACCGAGCAATTGAGGAGG